CGCGTTGTTCGTCAGTACGACATCAACAACGACCGTATGCCTTGCCGTATCGACGTTCTGTATGGCTACAGCACGATCCGTCCACAAATGGCTGTCCGGATGTGGGGCTAATTTAATCATGGCCCCCAGTTCGCTGGGGGCCAAACTTTTTAAAGGATTTTTAATATGGCATTACCAAATGGAGCCGGTGGCTATCAAGTCGGCGACGGCAACCTCGGCGAAGTCACGCTGGGCGTATCCGCAATCCCTACTGCGTACACCGCAGCAGCTACACTGACCACTGCCAATCTGGCTGGCGGTCTTATCGTCTACACTTCAAGCAGCACGGCAGACCTCGCGCTTCCTGCTGTTACTGGCGTTGGCGGCGTTAATGCTGACATCAGCAGCGCCAAAGTAAACTCGTCGTTTGAGTTTGCTTTGATCGCTACCAGCACTGGCGTACCTACCATCACGGCAGGCACAGGCTGGACGTTGGTTGGGTCCGGCGCAGGCGTTGCTTCTAAGAGCGTACTGTTCCGTGCCGTTAAAACCAGCGATACAACGTACAACTTGTACCGCGTTGCTGGCTAATAGGTTTGCCCCAGCTTAGGCTGGGGCATCCTTTTCAGGAGAAAATCAATGGCTAACACAAAATCTATCGGCGTTGCTTTCCTCGACCAAGATATTATCGGTTCACAATATATCTTGAGCGATGAGCAAATCGGCTATACCGCTGCTGCACAAGGCACGGTCACGCAGGCGACTGATAAGTCAACTGCCGTTACGCTGAACAAACCGGCTGGCCGCATCACCATGAACGGCGCTGCACTTGCCGGAAACACAGCCGTGACGTTTACGCTAAACAACTCGTTTATTTCAGCTAATGACCTTGTTGTTGTAAACGTGTCGGCAGGCGGAACTGCGGGCGCATACACGACTTATGTGTCAAGCATGACAACAGGTTCTGTGGCTCTAACGCTGCGTAACTTGACCGGCGGTTCGCTGTCGGAAGCGGTTGTTCTTAACTACGCAATCATCCACTGCATCTAACTAATTTGGGCGGCTTTCGGGCCGTCCATTTTACGGAGTTTTTATGGCTGCTATCTATCTGGTTCACGATATTCACGGCGCAAAAGTTGCTATTTCGGAAGAAGAAGCGCAGTTTGACGAAGAGTATGGTTGGGAACGCTACTATCCGGACGCCCCTGTAGCGGCGTCAGCAAACGAAATGTCGGCGCGCAATGGCCGCCGCCGCGTAACGCAGGAAGACTAACCGATGGAAACGGCTGGGGACATAATCAACGGTTCGCTTAGGCTTTTAGGCGTTTTGGCAGAAGGCGAAACGCCTTCGGCGGAAACGTCGCAAGACGCATTGCGCGCTATGAACCAGATGATTGATAGCTGGAACACTGAACGCCTGTCCGTTTTCTCGACGCAAGATCAAGTATTCACATGGCCTGCGGGTCAGCTTAACCGCACGCTCGGCCCAAGCGGTGATTTTGTCGGCAACCGCCCAGTGTTGCTTGACGACGCAACTTACTTCAAAGACCCCGGCACCGGCGTCAGCTACGGCATCAAATTTATCAACCAGCAGCAGTATGATGGGATTGCGGTGAAGACCGTGACATCGACATATCCGCAGGTTATCTTCGTCAATAACACGTTCCCCGATATTGATATGTACGTCTACCCGCGTCCGACGCGCGCGCTGGAATGGCACTTTATTTCGGTTGAAGAACTGTCTCAACCTGCGACACTGGCGACCACACTGCATTTTCCGCCGGGTTATCTGCGTGCGTTCCGCTATAACTTGGCCTGCGAATTAGCTCCTGAGTTTGGCACCGAACCTTCGCCGCAAGTTATGCGTATTGCCATGAGCAGCAAGCGTAACCTGAAGCGCATCAATAACCCTGACGACATCATGTCGATGCCATACAGCATCGTTGCCACCCGTCAGCGGTTCAACGTCTACGCTGGGAACTACTAATGAAGACGCCGATCTTGGGGTCGGCGTATGTCGCACGAAGCGTCAACGCCGCTGACAACCGCATGGTAAACCTGTTTCCAGAAGTCGTCCCTGAAGGCGGCAAAGAGCCTGCGTTTCTTCAGCGCGCGCCGGGGCTTAACTTTTTGCAGACTATCGGCACCGGACCAATCCGCGGGCTGTGGGCGCACCAAACTAACGGCAACGATTTTTATGTTGTGTCCGGCAACGGATTTTACAAAGTTACAGGTCTTACCGCAACGCCGCGACTGCTTGGAACGGTAATCGGCACAGGCCCGGTATCTATTGCAGATAACGGGACGCAGCTTTTTATTGCGGCTAACGGCCCAAGCTACATATACAACGAAGTCACCGACACGTTTGGTCCAATCACCGATCCTGACTTCCCCGGCGCAGTCACGGTGTCGTACCTTGACGGGTATTTTGTGTTCAACGAACCCAACAGCCAAAAAATCTGGGTGACGCAACTTCTTGACGGCACCAGCATCGACCCGTTGGATTTTGCCAGCGCGGAAGGATCGCCAGACGGCGTCGTTGCAGTGTTGACCGACCACCGCGAACTGTGGGTGTTTGGCACAGATACGGCAGAAGTTTGGTATAATACCGGCGGTCTTGATTTTCCCCTTACCCGCATCCAAGGCGCGTTTAACGAAATCGGTTGCGCGGCCCCTTATTCCGTAGCCAAAATGGATAACCAAATTTATTGGCTCGGCAAAGACGCACGCGGCCAAGGCATAGTTTACCGCGCGGCGGGCTATATGGGCCAGCGCATTTCGACGCACGCAATCGAGTGGCAAATGCAGGAGTATCCTGATTTGTCAGACGCGGTCGGCTATACATACCAGCAAGACGGCCACAGCTTCTATGTACTTAACTTCCCGACTGCCAACACCACTTGGGTGTACGACGTAGCGACCGGCGCTTGGCATGAGCGCGCGGCGTTCAGCAACGGCGAGTTCTACCGCCATCGCGGCAATAATATGTGCAATTTTAACGGCAACATCATTATCGGCGATTACGAGAACGGCAACATCTATACGTTCGATCTCAATGTCTACGCCGACAACGGCCAGCCGCAAAAATGGCTGCGGTCGTGGCGCGCGCTGCCGACCGGCGCTAACAACTTGACCCGCACAGCCCAACACGCGATGCAGCTTGACTGCGAAACTGGCGTTGGAATTAACAGCGGACAAGGTAGCAACCCACAAGCTATGCTGCGTTGGTCTGACGATGGGGGCCATACTTGGTCGAACGAACACTGGAAGTCGATGGGCCGAATTGGCCGGTACGGCTTCCGCACCATTTGGCGCCGTCTCGGCATGACGCTTAAAATCCGTGACCGCGTGTATGAAGTTTCAGGCACTGACCCTGTTCGCATATACATCATGGGCGCTGAACTCGTCATCAGCGGGACGCGCGCCTAATGGCAGTTCCGACCAACCCAACTCAGCTTACGCCGCCCCGCGTCCCGCTTACGGACGACCGGACCGGCGCAATCAGCCGCGAATGGTATCGGTTCTTTCTGTCATTGCTGACGGCCACAGAAGACAATCTAACTGCGGCTGAAGTTAGCCCCGACACGTCGTCGTTGCTGGCGTCCTACGACGCCATGTTGAACAGTCTGGCGCAGGGCGTCGAAAGCGCACCGGACGCAATCTCAATCGCTAGTTCGCTTGACAGCAAAGTCGATATGCTGGCGCAGTCATTCGGCGTTACGCCGCCTGATCTGGGCGGCACTGTCACATCTGTAGCTGCATCTGGCGGTACGACTGGGCTGACTTTTAGCGGGTCGCCAATTACGACCAGCGGTACACTGACGCTGGGCGGAACTTTGGCTGTGGTTAGCGGCGGCACAGGCCAGTCTTCATACACTGACGGCCAGCTTCTGATTGGCAACAGCACCGGCAACACACTGACCAAAGCTACGCTGACGGCAGGCACAAATGTCACCATCACCAACGGCGCCGGTTCTATTACGATTAACGCCTCTGACGCGTTCACAGGAACCGTCACGAGCGTATCCGTTGTCAGTGCAAACGGCTTTGCAGGCACGGTTGCTAACGCGACAACGACCCCTGCAATCACGCTATCGACCACTGTCACAGGGCTTGTAAAAGGCAACGGCACGGCGCTTTCGGCTGCGTCGGCTGGCACTGACTATGTTGCGCCGGGCGCCATCACCACCAGCGGTCTGACCATGTCCACGGCCCGCCTGCTGGGCCGCACAACGGCAAGCACGGGCGCGGTGGAAGAACTTACTGTCGGGACTGGCTTGTCGCTCACTGCTGGCACGCTCTCCAACAGCGCCCCCGACCAGACTGTCGTGCTGACCGCTGGCACTGGTATTTCGACCAGCGGCACATATCCGAACTTTACCATCACCAATACTGCCCCTGACCAGACTGTCGTGTTGACCGCTGGCACAGGAATTAGCATATCTGGTACATATCCTAGCTTTACAATCACCAACAGCGCGCCCGACCGAACTGTGGTGTTGACCGGCGCTGGCACAACTGTCGTCACTGGCACTTACCCAAACTTCACGATCACATCGAATGACCAGTATGTCGGCACGGTGACCAGCGTTAGCGGAACTGGCTCGGTCAACGGCATCACGCTCACTGGCACAGTCACTTCAAGCGGCAGCCTGACGCTCGGCGGCACGCTGTCGAACGTCAGCCTCACAACGCAAGTCACAGGCACGCTTCCTGTTACCAATGGCGGCACAGGCACAGCCACGGCGTTTACATCCGGCTCCATCGTCTTTGCTAACTCATCTGGCATTTACGCGCAGGACAACGCCAACTTCAACTGGAACAACACCAACAAGACGCTTGGTGTTGGCCGCACTGCGTCATCTAACGTCCGCATCTATTCTAAGGGCGGCACGACAGGTTCAGGCGCGTTCTCCTATTACGGCGAGAACAGCGCCGGCACTGGCTGCTTTGGCATCCGTGACGATGGCGCATTCTATTCTGGTCAAGCATCTTTATCGCCTTATAACCTGACCACCGCCGCGGCGGCGAACCTTGTCGTTGCGGCGGACTATTATCTGTATCGCTCGACTTCATCCGCGCGCTATAAAAAGAACATTGTCGATTATGATCGCGGCTTGGATGCGGTTAAAAAGCTACGCCCTGTCTATTACGAAGGCAAAGGCGAAATTGACGAAGGCAAGCGGTTCGCCGGTTTTGTTGCAGAAGAAGTTTACGACGCTGGGCTGACCGAGTTTGTCGTATTGGATGAAGAAGAAAAACCCGACGCGCTGCACTATGGCAATATGACTGCGCTTCTGGTAAAGGCGTTACAAGACGCTGCTCAACAGATTGACATTTTGACCACTCGCGTCGCGGCATTGGAAAGGTAATAATAATGGCGGTTATCGCTACACCCCCTAAATTGCAATTTTTCAAAGCTGACGGCACGCCGTTAGTCGGCGGAAAACTATACTCCTACGCAGCAGGCACGACCACACCACTGGCGACCTACACGGACGCTGGCGGCCTAACAGCTAACGCCAACCCTGTAATTCTTGACAGCCGCGGCGAAGCCTCGGTCTGGTTCGGTACCAGCCAGTATAAGCTGAAGCTGACCGACGCCAACGACGTTGAGATATGGACCGTCGATAATCTCAACGGCCCTGACGTTGTAACGCAAGCGGCCATTCTGGCAACGCTGGCAGCTTCAAACGGTTCGTCCTTGATCGGCTACATCCAGAGCGGTGCGGGTGCTCAGGCCCAGACCGTGCAGTCTGCTTTGCGCCGTACACTCACACCGCAAGATTTTGGTGCGGTCGGCGATGGTGTCGCTGATGACACAGCAGCGTTTCAGGCTGCGGTTAATGAAGCCCAATCTAAAAACTTGACGCTTTACCTCCCCGGCGCGTTCAAGATTGGTCAGATTAACATCACCGGCAACCTGCATCTTCAAGGTGCTGGGTCGCAGACAACGATTACTGCCAAGTCCGGCAACTACGATATGTTCACAATCAGCGGCTCTGACGTCATGATTGAGAACCTGTACATTGACGATACGGCGAAGAGTGGCGGTTGGGACTTCACCATTGCTTGCGGCACATCAACGCTTGAGCGTCTCAACTTCACCAACATCAATACGTTCTACAGCTACGGCTTCATGCGTGACACTGGAACCACTGGTGTTCACGTCACCACCCGCGTAACAGAGTGCCAAGCACGCGGCCACCGTGGCCCCGGCATCTACTTCACGCGTCCGTTCGCCTTTATTTTCTTGACGCAAGTCTCGATTGACTATGTCGGCATGGGCGCGGCTGCTGACTGGACGGGCTTCTACTTCAATCCAGCAGGCATCGGCGGCGGCGCTGGCGGTCTGGTTATGGACGATTGCGACGTTCTCGGCACGATGGGCGTCTTCACCAACGCGAACCAGCGCGGCTACGACATCCGCAACACGGCAGCGGTTTGGATGAAGCAGTGCCGCGCAGACACCGTATGCGAGATCGGCTTCGTCTTTGAAGGCATCACTGGTCTGCATCTGGTCGGCACAACTGCTGGGCTGTGCGGAAGCCACGGCTATTACCTGACTGATGTTATCAACTCCAGCCTTGTCGGCGTCGAAGGTTTTGGCCGCAACTATCTGACCAGCCCACCCGCAGGCGCTGACGGTATCCGCTTCGTGTCCGGCTGTGGGGATATTACAATCACTGGCGGCTATATGCGCGACTTCACCGGCAACGGCATCTACAAGATTGCCGCGCAGGCAGGTCCGATTAACATCGGAACCATGCAGCTAATCGCCAACACGTTGCGCGGCGTTGCGTCGGCTGGTAACAGCCCTGTGTTGCTGACAGGCATCCAGTTCCGCGCCAATGGCACTGGAAACTATGACTTAGGTGGTAACTCTGACTATCTTCAAGTTTCGCAGCTTAACGCAACCACCGTGGTCAGCGTCGGCCCCGGCCCCATTACTGGATAAGGTTTTTTGTCATGACAGTAAACATTAGCAACATCATCCCCGCCAAGACGGCGGAGAACAGTCAGACGACGCAATACACGTCCGCAGGCGTGCAGACGATCATCGACAAGTTCACGGCCACCAACTACTCGGCGTCCGCAGCAACCATCAGCGTCAACCTTGTCACGCTTGCGGGCAGCGCAAGCAACGATAACTTGATTGTCAAGACAAAAACGCTTCAGCCTGCCGAGACATATACGTTCCCTGAACTGGTAGGCCACGTCCTTCCGGTCGGCGGCTTCATCAGCACCGTCGCCAGCGCGGCAACGTCGATCAACATCCGCGCGTCAGGTCGTCTGGTTAGCTAATGCCGGTGACAGTCCGCACCGCTGCTGTCGAAGACATACCAAGCTATATGGACTTGGCAGAAGCGTTTGTGGCGACGACCCCCGTAAGCCATCTAGTCCCGTTTGACCGCGAGGCTACCGCGGCGTTTGTCGAAGGCGCGCTAAACAACGAAAACATGGTCGTTTTGGTAGCCGAAGACGACGACGAAATAGTTGGTATTACCGCGGCGCTTGCGTATCCGATGTACTTCAACCCGTCGAAGTTGGTGGCGCAAGAGTTGTGGTGGTATATAAAACCTGACGCACGAGGCGGAACAGCATCAAAATTGCTATTTCAAGAGATAGAAAAATGGGGTAAGAGTAAGCAGGCTGATGCTATGTTTATGATTGCGCTAGACAACGACCGCGTCACGACTATGGCAAAAATGTACGGACGTTTAGGGTATGCACCCACAGAACGTGTGTTCGTAAAGGGATTAAACTAATGGCAATTACCACAGGCATGGCTATCGCCGCAGGCGTATCCGCCGCAAGTTCACTTGCTGGCGGCGCGATGTCCGCAATCGCAGCCAAAAAAGCATCTAGGGTACAAGAGCAGGCTGCGCGCGACGCTACAGCAGCGCAGGAGCGTATGTTCCAGCGGCAGACGGAACTGCAAGAGCCATTTCGCCAAGGTGGCCTGACGGCACAGCAAGAAATCATGCAGCTTCTCGGCATCGGCGGTGACAAGACCGCCGCTGGCTACGGCAGTCTCGGTAAAGCCTTTGGCACTGAACAGTTCCAGCAAGACCCCGGCTATGCGTTCCGCCAATCGGAAGGCATGAAGGCGCTTGAGCGGTCGGCAGCAGCACGCGGCAATTTGCTGTCGGGGAGCGCCCTGAAAGGTATCCAGCGTTTCGGTCAGGACTTGGCAAGCCAAGAATACCAGAACGCATTTAACCGCTATCAAGTCGAGCGCGCAGCCAAACTGAACCCGCTGCAATCGTTGATGGGATCAGGCCAATCCGCCACTAATGTGCTTACGGGCGCCGCAGGTCAAATGGGCCAGAACGAAGCGTCGAACATCTACAACGCAGGGCAAGCCCGCGCGTCTGGCTACATCGGTCAGGGTAACGCGCTGAACCAAGCCCTTGGTCAAGTCGCTGGCATCGCAGGGCAGCTACCCATGCAGAACGCTATGATGGACTATTACCGCAGCGGTATGCCGAGTAGCGGCACTGGCACTGGCACTGGCCCCGGCGGTACTTTTGAGCCGGGCTTCGGCGTCCGTAAACCAAAATCACCGTGGGGATATTAAGATATGGCAAACCAGATGATAGCACTTCAGGCGCGCAACCCACAGCTTCCCGATCCAGCGCGGATTACGGCGCAGTACGCGAACATGATGAACACCGCAGCACAGCAGCGCGCGTCGCAGCTTCAGGGTCAGCGTTTGCGTCAGGAGATGGACTATGCGCGGGCGGGCGAAGATCGCGCGCGAGAAACGCATACGTCAGCGCAGAAAAAAGCAGAGATAGAATATGTAGGTTTGGTAGCGGATCAATTTAGCCGAGACGTAGCTAAATTAAAGGAAGGCGACATCGCTGGCGCTGAAGCCTTGCGTGCAGATATTGTAGCTAAAATCCCTGCATGGGGTAACTACATACGTCCAGCGTCTGAATGGACGCAGGACTATAGAGTGCAACTAATGCTAAAAGGTAAGGAAATAGCTGATAAAACTATTCCCGACGTTACAGTTAGCAAAGAATACGCCGCTGCCGGTGCTAGGGACGCCCAAGGAAATCTGATACCAGAAGGTACCGTTGTAGACACCCGCGTCGGCGGTTTCTTCGGCGCTGCGGGGTCAACTCCATTAAAAGCACGTAGCGAGGCTACCCCAGCGCCCCGCGCAACGCCGACGGCACCGCCAGTAACGGCGGGTACGGACGTGGATATGCGTGCGACGCGTGGTGTCAACACAACGCCACAAGACCTTATAGAACAAGGTATGGACCCTAATAACATCCCTTTAGGTATGCCTACGTCGCGTCCAGCGTCGTTTAACCAGAGCGATATGGGCGGCGCTGGCGCAGTGCAGATGACGCCGGATGTAATGTCGCGCATTGTTGACTCTGCGTTCCAGACAGGCGTTATGGCGCAGGTGGACTTTGATCAGCTTTTAGCGTCTCAGCCCCCGCAAAATAAGCAGGCGCTCGTGGACTCCTTCCGGCGTGCCAACATTACGCTGCAAGCCGACGCACCGTCGCTGGCTGCCAGCGCGATGGACACCAACCCTGTGCAAACGCCTCAGTCGCAGTTTGCTGTTATGCGCGGTGAGCCGATGCAATCGCAGACCGCTGGTCTGCGTGGCGCGCCCCCTATGGAACAGACGCTGGCGCAATACATACCTGTTCAGCGGAAAGACCCGAACGTAGCGCCGTACCCCGGATCGGCGCAGGTGCCATTGTCGCGCCTCGGCGCAGAAAAAACAACCGAAACGCAAGCTACCAAGAACGTAGAGTTGGAAATGGCGCCGAAGATTGCGGCGGCGTCTAAGAACGCAGAGCGCGCTATCGAATTAAAGTCAGAAGCAACAAAAGCAAAATACACCACGGAGTCATTGCTCAACGATCTAGCCGACCGCATCAACACTGTAGATCGGCTGTTGCGTAACCGCAACCGTTTCTCAATTGTCGGCCCGATTGAAGGTAACCTACCTAGACTTATGCAGTACGGCCCCCGCGCTGACGCACAGGCTGCTTTTGATAAAATCAAAAACACCGCTACGCTTACGTCGTTGATTGATATGCGTAAGTCTACTCAAACTGGCGCATCGCCGGTCGGCGCTAACCCGACCGATAAGGACGCCAAAATCGTAGAGCAAGCGGCCAGCGAGTTAATTCAGACAGGCGAACCATCTAAGTTTGACGCTAATCTATTAGATATTCGTCGGAAACTGTACCGCACATTCGTAAGCGCCCAGCGCGAATATGATGGCGTGTACGGCGATGTACTGAAGGATAACCCACGGCTGCGGTTAGCAGCGCCGAAGGTTTCTGACCGCTACTTAAGTTCTAAAGATATACCTAAAACGCGCACGTCAACTAAGGTGGATCGGAATAACCCGCTTCTAAGGGGTATGTAATATGCCTAACCCGCTAGCTATTTTAAAAGACCCGAACTACACCCGCGCCAACACAGAAACAAAAAGGGCTATTTTTAACGCCCGTGTTGCTACGCTGCCGGAATACCGCCGCGCAAACGCTGCTACGCAGGCTGACATTCGTCGCCGGTTTGGTCTTGAGACACCTAAAGAACGCTACGCAAGGCAGCAGGCGAAACAACGTGCGGACGAGAAGAGCGCGCTGCGCGACACCGGCAGTAAGATTGCGTCTGCCGTAACTGGGTTTGGGAGCGGGCTAAAACCGATAGCTGAAAAGCTAGCTTACCTTAACCCGCTATCTTACATTCCCGACCCTTTTACATCTAAAGAAGAAAGGGCCACTACCGAAAAACGGCTGGCAACCTACGCCGCAGAACGGCAGCAGGCTAACCCTAACGCATTTGCGGGCGGCAAACTTGCCGGAGAAATTGTAGGGACAGCTCCGCTCACGATGGGCGGCGGTGCACTTATTCAAGGTGGTGGCCGACTGCTTACCAAAGTCGCGCCACGTCTAGGCCCTGTGGTAGAAAAGTTTGGTCGCGCAGTTACCTCTGGCGGCACGAGGGTGGCTAAACCAACAAAGGCCGCAGTAAAAGAAGGCAAGATTATAGCCGGATCGCGCAAGGCGCGTGTCGGGCTTCGTGCTGCTGGCGGCTCTGTTTCAAGCATTATAGCTGCTGCCGCTACCGATCAAGATTTGACGGACGCCGCATTGGCCGGTGCCACCGTGCCTGTCCTTGGGCATATCCTCAAGTTTGGCGCAGGCAAGACCTATGACATTCTAGCTGGCCGCGCTGGCCCAGTGGAAGCCGCTCGAATTTTGCGTGAAGTTATAAGCAACAACGCAAATCAAATTGAGAAGGCACTGCGAAACGCGCCAAAGGACATTAAAGCCAACACGGCTGAGTTTTTGGCGTCGCGCGGTTTGCTCACGCCTGAACTGGCGGCAGTTACTCAGATTGCAAGCGGAAGCAAGCAGCAAAAGCAACTTGTTAACCTTGCATTGGAACGCGCCAAAGGAAAGAACCGGATGCGCCAAGTTATTGCCGGCGGCAAAAACCCAACAGAAGCCGTGCGTAACATCGCTGCGTCTAAAAAACAAATGCAGACGGCTACAGCAGTTCAACGTGAGGGCGCGCTGACGGGGGCTGATGTTGGCCGGAAGCAAGTTATTCCTCTTGAACAAGAAGCGGCGCGTTTACGCCAGTTGGCGTCTAATGAAGTTGAGCGCGCGCGCCAGTTGCTTGCGGCGAACGACCGGAGCGCAAAACTTATCCGTGAAAGTGGCCTGCGTTTACCTGCCGATATAAAACGGCAGCGTGAAATTGTCGCCGGCTTGGAGCGTTTCGGTGGTGAAGCTGCGGATAGGTCGCTGATGGCTGGCGTTGACGCGCGGTCCTTAGAAGAAGTCGCAGCCAACTTACGCGCGCAGGGGTTAAAACCTCTAGATATTAGCCCCTTAGTGGCTCAGTTACGCCGGGCGGCATACGACGCCGAAGATACCGTGCCGGCGCGCGCGCGTGTCCTTACAGAATTTGCAAATAATTTGGAGCGGCGCGCAGAGAAGTTTGGCGGGGTTATAGACGCCACAGGACTTTACGATATACGCCGCAATATGGGCAATGTTATTGCGACCATTCTTGGCCCTACAGACCCCAAAACATTGCACGCGTACACCGCGCAAATTATAGGTGAAGCGCAACCATTAATTGATGACGCGATTGAAGCTGCCGGCGGTAGGGGTTGGAAAGAATATCTAAATAGTTTTTCTGAAGGAATGAAAGCGATTGAGCGCCAGCGGCTTCAACGGGAACTTGCCGAACTGCCTGACCCTGAATTTGCAAAAGTTATGGCTGGCGACGATCCCGATTGGGTAGTCAGCAAGATGGGTCCGGGCCGGTTTGACATTAACGCGGAAATGCAGGGCGCAGATTTAGCCACCGCTAACAAGCTAGGCCGCGAAATTGAAGCTGAAGAAGCCGTTAAGGGCACAAGTCTTGAAGAATTATCGGACGCGCAAAAGTTAAATTTTGAACAGGGTATTACCGCTAATGTTGGGGATATGCTACAACCGAAGGGGCTAAACGCGTTTGCAGCAGGCGCGCGTTTAGCAGGCAGCATCCCCAAGGTTGGCGGCGGCGGTATGGTGGCGCAACAATATGGCGAAGATGCAGCACGGAAAGCGTCTGAAAGAACGATGACATCGTTAGTCCCTGCACTTGCGTCGCCACGTCAAGCAGGCGAGTTGCTACGGGTGCAACCAGCTGAAGACTATATCAGCAAGTTTCTGTACGGAAAGCAAAGCGCAGCGCCATTGACGTCGGCCCCGCGTCAGATACGGGCGCCTGCCGCTCAAGACCCAGACTTGCTTTATGCCGTGCCCCCGCAAAGCCTACGCGCCCAGCAGGCGGCGGCTAACCGAAATGCTCTGACGCCAGCCCAACAAGCCGTGCTTAATCAAAACGCCATGTCTCAAGCTAGACAGCAAGCCGTGGCGCAAACAGGTGTGGCAGGTATGACGCCGCAGACGATGGGCGAAGAGTTTGGGTTCCCTGACTTCGATCCTGAAACTGGCCAACCGCTGGTGAACATAGATTTTTCCGAAGGCTACGCCGTGCCGATATATGGCGACATACCCGAAAATAAACGGTTTAAAAACCTCAACGCCATGAGACGCTAACAATGACCACCATCGACCAGACCGAAGCCCGGCTCAACACACATGAGGAAGTTTGCGCATTGCGTTATGATGGTATTTGCGCTCGGCTGAAGCGTCTTGAAAGCATCGGCATCGGCGCTTGCGGAACCATTATCGTACTGTTAGTCGGCATTTTATTGAAGATGAACGTATGAGTATCGTTCTAGGCCAGCGCAGTCTGTCACGGCTTGAAGGCGTCCACCCTGATTTGGTGCGCGTTGTCAAGAAAGCCGCCGCGCTGTCCGACCTTGACTTCACGGTGTTGGAAGGTCTGCGTACCGTCGAACGCCAGAAGCAGTTGGTCAGCCAAGGCGCGTCGAAGACGATGAACTCGCGTCACATCACCGGCCACGCTGTCGATTTGGCGCCGATGATCGGCGGCAAAGTATCATGGGATTGGCCGCTGTATAACCGGCTGGCTAAAATAGTAAAGTCCGCTGCCGCGGACGAGAAAGTCCCGCTCCAATGGGGCGGCGATTGGCGCACTTTCAAGGACGGCCCGCACTGGGAACTGCCTTGGAAGTTTTACCCGAAAGGAAAGTAATATGAACTATGTATCTTGGTTACTAAATCGTTTGAAAGAGCCTAGCACATACGCAGGCTTCGCCGGTTTGGCGTTGGCATTTGGTTTGTCTGACGCTGAATGGACTGCTATCTCGGCAGCCGTGGCTGCTCTGGCTGGCGTTGCCGCCGTGTTCTTGGCAGAGAAGCCAGCCGCATAATGAAGTTCCTGACGGCCTTACTGGGTGTCCTAAACAAATTGTTGGGATTTTGGGTAGAGCATCGTTGGAAGCGGCAAGGCCGTCAGGAAACGATTAAGGAAATGAGTGAGGCTATCAATGACCAAATCGCGTTGGGCGAAGCTGCTATTACCATTCCTGACGCTGACCGCGACGAGCGGCTGCGCGACCGTTTCGACCGTTCCCGTCAATAGCTATTGTGCTATTGCAAAACCCATCACCTACGACGCCAAGCAAGACACGCCCGAAACTGTAGCTGAGATTGAGTTACACAATAGTGTGTTTGTTTGTCTGTGCGAGGATGATTGCCCGAAAGGCAATTAAATGCCATCGACCATAACCTTTGACGAAGAACTGTATAAATATTGCACGCCTCGTCAACGTGAAGTTTTAGAAGCTATAGAACGCCTCGGCAGTGCAAGAGCCGCATCCGCTGAATTAGGCATCAACATAGGCGGCGCAAGCGAAACTTATACCGCTGTCAAGCGCAAGGCTGAAAAGTTCGGCTATGCGCCAGCGCATGACTTCACTCGCCCCGTGCCTGAGAGTTTTGTCGCCAAGGGTGTATCAACCTACTACAACTCCGAAGGTAAACCAACCGGACAATGGGTAAAGGCGTCGCTAAGTCATCAGGCGCTCGTGGACGCCATGAAAGAAACCGTCGAAGGCTTTAAGGACGAGATACCGCCCGCGGTATCAGTTGCGGCTCCAGCGGCTTCTGACGAGCATCTGTGCAACCTGTATACGTTCACCGACTACCACCTCGGTATGCTGGCGTGGCATCAGGAAGGCGGCAGCGATTGGAACCTATCAATCGCGGAGAAAACTATCACCGCCGCGCTGATACAGATGGTCAATCAAAGCCCTAACGCGCACACAGCGGTACTCAACATCCAAGGCGACTTCTTGCATACGGACGGCAAGATGCCTGTCACGCCAGCGTCAAAGCACGTTCTGGATGCCGACAGCCGCTTTCCGAAGATACGCCGCGCAGCAATCCGCATCATCCGCTCCTTGATGAACATCTGTTTGCAGCGCCATCAGGAAGTGTATCTGATTATCGCCGAAGGCAATCATGACGAAGAGAGCAGCGGCTGGCTGGCCGATCTGTTCGCGGTGCATTACGAAGAAGACCCGCGCGTTACCGTCAACGACAGTGTCTTGCCGTTCTACGTCTTTGAATGGGGGTCCACCATGCTAGGTGTTCACCACGGCCACAAAGTCAAGAACGAAAGCCTGCCGCTGCTGTTCGCCGCGCAGTTCCCGCAAGCGTGGGGGCGCACCACACGGCGCGAGATACACTGCGGCCACCGTCACCACCGCGACGAAAAAGAATATAATGGTGTGACAGTTGTGCAACACCCCACACTGGCGGCGCGTGACGCCTACGCTGCGCGCGGCGGCTGGATTGCCGACCGCGCTGCATGGGCCATCACATACCATAAAGAGTACGGCGCCGTTGGCCGCGTCATGGTTACAACTGAAATGCTAGGTGCGCCGGGCCATCAAGCGGCCCAATAGTATGACTGCCTCACCTAAGTCTTCTGGTGAATGACCTGCCCGCAGCAACGCAAGCACCTTTTCTAACGCCTCGACGGTTGCCGCTGCATGGTCTGTCATATCTTTGCTCTTTTTATGTGGAGGGTACCCGCCGGGATAGCAAATCATGCAATACCCGTTATGTCCTGTAAGGTCATTCCACTCGCCATGTTTGCAAGATAGCCGTTTCATTTCTTCAACCCCTTCAAAAGTTCGACGCGCTCCCGCGCCGTCCGCATCGCGGAGTATCTTTGATGCAGCCGCCGTGCGATGGCAGGGCGCTTGTGCGTCCGCAACTCGGCGTCCAGCGCGTCCTTTAGCTGCTCTTCCGTAAGGTCAGACAGCACGGCAATCATCGACCGCCAGTTTAGTTTACTCATTTTTCAATTCCTCTAAAGCTATGTCGGACACCGCACGCTTGTCGTGCAGCGCCGCCCATATACGTTC